GCGCGAAACACCCTCGGCACAAAATCCCCAGGGAGGACCCAAGATCACCTGGCAGTAGCAATCGCTTTCCTCAGTGCCGGCCCGAACTTACGAGGGAACACGGCCTGCGCCCTGCTGATACCGCGCTCGTAGAATGGGAAGATGGGACTGTACCTGCGCACGTTAGTACCAGTAGCAATAAAGGTAGACTTGCCCTTGCCTGATCGCTTAAACGTAAACACCCTACCACTGCTCTTGACTGTGTACACACCTTTCCTCTTGAGTGCTCCTTTGGGCAGGTTGCCAAACTTGTTCTCGGCTGCTGGGGTTGGAGCTGGCTTTCTTCCGTGGATCGTCCCCCCAGTTATCTGTGTGCGTAGGTATGCTGCTTGGATCGGCGCCAGATATACCTGTGATACTAGCCTGGACCTTGTCGCCCTTATATATCGGGGTGCATTGACTGTGAACGCTGTCGGCCTGTCGATAGATTGTTTAATGAGCTGCTTTTCGACCTTGGCCACATCAATGGCAGTATCCGACAACGCAATCATGGTGGCATACCTTACCTGCTTTTCCATGCTCTCGCTGATCTTCATAAACCGAGATGTGTCTATTTTTATATCCATACCTAATTAATACCACAAAAACGTAATGAACCGCAAGGATCCCTTTTCTCGGCCTTCTGGGGGTTGTTTCAGGGGTAGCCTGAAACAACCCCCTTGCGACAATGACAGTTGCGACAGTAGGTGGTTTATCTGTGCTATGTGTCGCAAGTGTCGCGGATGTCGCGGTCGCAGCTACACCAGAATCATAAAGCCAACAACGAAAAAGTACAAGGAGGTATTAAAATCACTTGTTCAAACACCCCCATGCATGTAAATTAATAGTCGTAGCCAGGTGGGCACCTCCCAGTTGTGCAGACGGGGGTCAGTGGGGGGTGCTTATCTGGCTTTTTTTAGGCTTTTTTTATTCAGCGTTTTTTCGGCCACGCTTGTTCCACCAAGCACGAAAATAACCTGTGCAGAGTTTGTGGAAAAGATCGGTTGTGGCGTCTCTACCCCAGACGCCCCAAGGGGATAAACGAGGTTGGTGGGTTGTGAGGCTCACCAAACGCACGAAAGATTCGCCGACCACGGGATTACGGTGGGGCAGGGACAAGGCCAAGTCTCAAACATTGGCACCTCGATAAATCACAACCGGCACCTCTGAAGAGATTTTGGCTTTTTTCTTAGGCCATTTTCACTTTTTTGGGGGTTTTGGCTTTTACCCCATGCCAAACTGCACTTCATATACGGTGCAGAAGAACGGGGTGGGGTGGACTATGTCCAGAGATCAGGCAGAGAAAACTAGCGCCGGTTTCAATCAAGATTCTAACGACGCGGCACACAGTCCTGGAAAAATCAAAACCACAAAGGAAATCAAATGGTAAACAAGGTAATTTTAATCGGAAACCTAGGTGCAGATCCGGAAGTGCGCCACACCACAAACGGTGCAACAGTCGCCACGTTTACAGTCGCAACCACCGAGCAGTGGAAGGGCGCCGACGGGAATAAGCAGGAGCAGACAGAGTGGCACCGGGTAGTGGCTTGGAAAAGGCTGGCTGAGATATGCGGCGAGTATCTTGCCAAGGGTGCGAAGGTCTACATCGAGGGTAAGCTACAGACCAGGAAGTGGCAGGCCCAGGATGGAACCGACCGGTATACCACCGAGATCGTTGCCAGGGAAATGAAGATGCTGTCCGGGAAGGGTGATAGTGGCAGAGCACAATCGTCAAACACTCAAAGAGATAGCCCTGCTCAAGGCCCTACGCCCAGTACGGGAGAGGATGTCCCGTTTTAATTCCCGCGCTGTTATAACCCCCAAAAAAGGCCCCTTACCTAGTGCAAGGGGCCTTTTTATTATTGTTTATATGAGTTGTTTTGGTAAAAACCCAGCCCCTTGTGGGTCGGGAACTTGAAGGTTTCGACTCTTTGCGTTTTCAAATGGCAAAACAATGTGCCGAAACCATCCAAAACATGAATAATCTTAAAAAAGCGAGCCCTGCACAGGAGGCTTTCTTCTGTCAGGCTCTCGTTTAACTTCTACCTCCTTCTTGGTGTAATATCGACATTCTTTGCATCTGCTTCTTCCTGACTCCTGGATAGAGATGCAATGGCGGATGTTCCCGCTCTCCTCCATATCTTTGCCGTAAGCATTCGGGCAGTATTGTGGGGTCATTTTTCGCCGCATCAAAATGCCTTCCCACCATGCCGGTACTCACGGTTGGCGTTAAATTCAATTTTCGCAACCAGAGCCTCGGCCACCTCCCATCCCCTGGCCGCAGCCATATCCATTATCCTGATGATAACATCGGCAAGCTCAACCTCGCACGCGGAAAATTCTGGCAATTTGTTGTCTGGCCCATTGCCGGCGCGTAATGCCTCAAGAGCCTCTGAGAGTTCGGAATGGCAAAGAGCTATCAACTCACCATCGTTTCGTTCGCCCTCCCACCACCCCTTGGCTATGGCATTCTCGTGAACAGCGTTCGCAATAGTATTGAATGCAGTTACAAATTCATTCATGTTTTCCCCTTGTTGGTCGTTAGACCACTCAAGACTTTCGGCCCACTCAATCAAGTCTTTCTTTGATGTAAATTTCTTCTTCCGGAGATTCATTACATAAGCAACCTGACCGAAACCGAAAATCATAAAAAGAATGCCAGTCAGAAACGTCCACCACGTGCTTCCAATGCTTATATAAATACAGAACGCCAGGAAGCAAAACGTCACCATGTCAGAGAAAACACTCTGGAGAAACGACTCAGTTCTATCTATTACCGCATACTCTTTTTGTTCTTTTTTCATATCAACCCCAATTGTTAACCAATAAATCGACGCGGATGCCGCAAACAGCGCGGAACCAGTTATTTTGGCGATTGGGTTAAAGAAGCCCCGCGAGGTTTGAAATCCCGTTAGCGACTCTCCGTTGGTTGTCCGGCCAATCACTGGTCACGCTGTCTATGATCTCAAGAAAAGAGTCAAACTCGACCTGAGTCCGCAGAATTCACAGGTCATGATTTCCTTTCAATAACAACTACGTTCTCACCATCTAGCACAACGTCGGCTATTCTTGGCTTCCAGCGCATTGCCGCTCCATTGCGATTCAGTTTCACTTTGCGCCATGACCACAGCTCGCACGGTGCGTGTTTAAGCCATTCGTAGACGGCTTCGTTGCGCTCTTCCATGAGCTTCTTAACGTGCTCTGAATAGGCCTGTCCGCATGACTGTACGGCGACGATTCCAGCCGTAGGGTCAATGCAGATAATGTCGATGAACCCGAACAGATCTTGTCGTATTCCAAACGCTCCGACGTTCCGGTTGAATCTTTCTACAATACCGCACAACCTGCCTTGTTCGCGCATTGCTTTGAGCGTTCTCTGTGTTGGGCTAATTCCTGCCATGTCTATTCCCACTTGTTTACACGTTCCCGCGCAACTGCAAAATATGTTTCGTCAAGCTCAATGCCTATGAAGTTCCGGCCAAGGTTCTTGCAAGCTACGCCGGTTGTGCCTGAACGCTGTGCCTGTACACTCTTGCAATCCAAGTATAAAAATCGTTCTCGCTCATTGTATGTTTTGCAAAGTTGCAATATTTACAACATGCAACAGTATTGCTACCAGTGTACCCTTTTGAATTGTTAACTCTATCTACCCCATTGCATTTGAGGATATGGTCAGACAATCGTTTTCTGGCGTTTGACTCGTTAAGTCTATCTTCAATCTCTTTTGAATGAGATAGCCCACAATATTTACAAGGGGATTTAGATAATAGAGAGAATTTTCTAAAACTAATAACATTACTAAAGCCCATTTTTTTATTTCTTCGCTTTAGATGGCTATATTGAACTCTAAGTAAGGCTTTTTCCCTATCTTCAAAAAGTCCGTACTGGTTCCCACGTCTTAGTAAAAATTCAGTGAGAAGACACCCGCAACTTTTAGATTTTTTACTAGAAAGATTATCGCCAACTACTATCTTGTTAGCCCCACAATCACATTTACACATCCATAGATGTTTTCCTCTGTGGTCTTTTCCTTCGTGCTGTATGACAACTAATCGCCCATACCTCTGCCCTGTCCTGTCTTTAAACGCTGGCATTCTATTGCACCATTTACCCTTTTAACTCCAATATTGTAATAATCTTTATCTAATTCGATCCCTATGAATCTACGGTTTAGATTAACACATGCAACACCAGTTGTAAAGCTACCAGCGCAGAAATCAAGTACCGTGTCGCACTTGTTGGTGTAGGTCTTGATTAGGTACTCCATCAAGGCTACTGGCTTTTGCGTTGGGTGCATCCTATTTCTTAAGTCTCTGTTGCATTCTATCAAGCTTGTTGGGTATCGTTTGCCTTTGTTCTGAGTTATATATCCTTCTTTTGTCCCAGTCTTCCCGAAAACCTCATTATCATTATACTTGCGTGTAATTGTATATGCCTTCCCGTCTGTAAACTGTGGGTTATAATTTGGAAGTTTTTTATAAAACACAAGGATATTCTCGTGTTTCTTTAGCGGCATTTTGTTTGCATTTAGGTTTCCGGTACCCTGCTCCTTCACCCATAGCCACTCGTATCGCAGCATATTTAAATTACTAACGCCGAGCACTTTGTCAAAAGGAGTTTGCGCCATAAGTAAAATAGCACCGTTCGGCTTAATGATCCGCTTAAGTTGTTCCCACATCGGCGCAAGAGGAATAATCGAATCCCACTTACACGCTGTAGTTCCGTAAAGCTATGGAGGGTCTGCAAGAATCATATCCACTGATGAATCAGGGATAATTTTCATTACATCAAGGCAGTCGCCGCAATGCAACTCAAATTCTTGCAAACCCAAATCTCCTTGTTTGCTCATATTAAATATCTACCAATATTTGATTTAATGTTCTCCCATTCTTCTTGGGTCATATCATTTTTGCACCTGTTCTCAAACCACGTCAAGAATTGTATATTGCGTAGCTCGTTCGTTCCCCCTTTTGCCTTGGGATGAATATGATCAATAGATGGTTTTAAGTATGCTTCTTTCCCAGAATTGACCCATGTTTCATATATGGCATTAAATTGTCCACATGAATAAAAAAACAATAAATAGTCTTGATACCATTCTGTAGAAACATCAAACCGCCCAGACCTGTTAGTTATGCAATCATTGAGCAGTTTTAGTTTTTCTATGTCATCAAATTGAGATAACCACTCAGCAGTAACGGCAAACCGCGAGTGAGATGCCATATTCTTATATACTGATTCTTTGGGCATCTTCTTACCCTTAGACCATGTTTTGCGCCCCATGCAAGCCTTACTAATATTGTCCCTGTGCCGTTGTGTAAATATTCTCTTTTTCATATGGGTATATATACTCTATACTTGCAGACTTGTCAATAGACTAACAGCAAGTAAATGGCGGGTCGGGCAGTACCAGGTCAACGCTCCCGGCTTCAAGCGTTCCCATCAACTGGAGGCAATCCCCGTGCAGGAGTACAGGTTTATTAATAAGGTGTTTCATCGGATTGGCACCAGCGCCGGTGCCGGTGTCTTCTATGGTTTCATCTTTGTTCATTCTTTCATGCTCCTAGTTATGCCAGCCGGTGAGCTTGGCGGTTAACCACGTCCAGCCAGTCATGCCCTACCGTCACCGGCGTGAAAACCTGGACCGACAACTTGTTGATTACCGACAGTCTGTTGGCTAGTTTATATGCCGCCTTTTGTCCAGCAAAATTTTGGTCATTATCAGCAATTATTATGGCCTCTTTCACGGCTGGCGGCGGGATAAATGATTCCATCAGCGAGGTGCTCAGCGTTGCCCACACCGGTATTCCGAGATCGTCATGTGCAGCTATTGCCGTCTCTATCCCCTCAGCTACCCCTAATATACTGTCGCAATCGTAAAGCCTCACCGCACCCCCAACCATTTGCCCGATGCATGGCATGTGCATTTTTGGTGCTGCAACTGGTAGTTTGTTTCCTTCAGGTGTCAAATATATTCGCTGCATTGTTACTGCTTTGTTGTCTGCCCCTGTAAATACTGCCAGCAATGCGTGTTCATTCTGCTTCGTCTCCACGTTCCAGCATTTTCGAGTATGCCTCAAGCATCCCGGGATATCCTTCAACCCCCGGTTTGTAAGATATCGGTGCGCAACGTCACCACGTCTTATTGGTGCCGATTCAATAAATGTTTTCCTTAGCAAATCTGGAGACACCGGCTTTTCTTCCGGGACAGGATTCAGTTCGCAATTACCTACAATGCTCGCGACAGCCTCCATAGCTTCCCTTACATCGATGCCGAGCACCCTCATAACCAGGTCGATTCCGAACCCAGGACCACAGCCATTGCAATAATACGATCCCCTTTCCGCAACGTTCCTATCGACCCTGAACCTGTCAGATTTTTTAGATCCTGGTGAGCAGGCTGGGCATGGACCGTGACGTCCTGTTTCATTTACGTTTATCCCGAGTGACCTCCATACGCTTAGCCACTTTCCGCTGGCCGCTTTTTTAACCGCATCAAATTCTACGGCCACGATCTTTGCTCTTCGCTTTTTTGATATTCAGATGGATGATAAAGTTGATAAATGCGTCGTCAGGTTCGATTGGGGAAACGTCGCTCACGTTCCGTGGCCATACTCCGGTACGTTCCCGGTATTTGTGCGCGGCCCACCCGTGCCTGTATCCTTTCTGCAGTTGATATGCCAGGCACATCCCATACCATCTCCTTTTGTCTGCCTTTGTCATCCCCTTCTTTCCGGATATTTCCTCAAGCGTCCCCTCCTGAACCTCTACTTTCCGCCCAAATGAAGTAACTGGACTACCGCAGTCAGGGCAAACCTTAGACCCTTCAAACACCAGATGGCAAGCCGAGCATTTTGTTGGCCGCTTCTCCTTCTCTTTTTTCTCGACCTCTCTGTATGCTTTCTCGTTTCCTTCGAGCGTCCACTCGACGACATCAGTCAAATACCCGTGGTCCTCGATGCACCCTACATGGTCAAATATTTTGCAGTCTGGATACATGGATGATACTCTAAGTCCGCGGCCACATGCCTGGCGATAAAGTCCTAGCGATTTGGTGGGCCTGGCCATTACCACACATGAGATGTTTGGGCAGTCCATTCCTTCCTGATACAGCGCAACATTGCAAAGCACCGTCAGTTCTCCGGATTGCATTTTTCGGAATACCAGATCCCTTTCGTCGTCGCTGGACCTGGCATCTAGGTGGGCTGCTGAGATTCCAACTCGCAGGAATTCTTCGCATACACTGATTGAGTGTTTCACCGTCAAACAGAAAACTATGGTAGGCCGTCCATCTGCTGCCCTGAGCCAGTTATCTACTATATCGCCGGTTATCTTTTTGGTGTTCGTTCTCGCTTCAATTCCCTTTATATCATAATCTCCCCGAACTATTTTAACCCCGCTCGTGTCAACTGTTGAAGGAGCATAGTACCTTGGTGTGGCTAGATGGCCGGCTTCAACTAGCTCCTTAACACCGATCACATCCACAATCTTTTCGTAAATATTCCCCAGCGGCTTGCCATCAGACCTCATCGGTGTAGCGGTACACCCAATAATAACTCGGTCATGGTACATCTCCAGGGTTTCCATGTACACTTTTCCCAGCGACCTGTGACATTCGTCGATAAGGACAACCTGCGCATCGACAAAAAACCGGCTGTTTTCGAGTTTAATCCTTCTTGAGTATGTTTGGTATGTCCCGACCTGCACTTTTTTATGCATCTCTGAGTCGACACCCGCCATAATCACTCCGGCATCAATCCCGAACTTTAGTAGCGTTTCCCTCATCTGTGCGACCAGGTTCCTCCGGTGTACCAGCCATAGTACCCGGCATCCCTTTGAAATAGATAGGCGAATAATCTCTGCCATTATCCAACTTTTACCAGCTCCAGTAGGCAATGCCAGTATGATTTTTTTGAATCCACTTGCAACCACGTTCCTTGCCTCGTCGACGGCTCGCTGCTGGTAGTCTCGCAACACTGGCATGTCACTCAAAACAGCCTCTCTTGTTCTCATTTCGGCGCCTGTAAACTTGTAGGCAATCACAGTTGTTTCCCCTTGTAAAATTTAAACGTAAACAGGCACCCCGGCAACCTCTTGTACCAGTCGCTTAAATAACGCCTCATCGCTGTGAGCTCCGGACAGGTGCAGCAATCGCACCTCGCGCAGCCTGGCCATTTTGCTCTTTCTGATCAATTCGACCACCCGCTCGATGCTCATATGGTGCTGATATATCCTGTTTGCAAGCGTTTTGTTGGTTGTGCCTGAATCAACGGCCTCATGCAATAGTTTCTCAGAAAAATTGGCCTCGATCATGAGAATTGAACAGTCCGGAAAGGTGTGATCCGAAAATCCTGTATCGGTGATGAATATCAGTTGATCGTCACCATCTTCGATCATATACCCCGTGCAGTCGTAGTCTTCATCGTGGCGGAGGGGGAATCCGTAGACCCTCCAGAAAATGGTCCTGGCAAAATCATGCTTCAAACCTTGCCCGTTCAGAATCACGTTAATCTTGTGAGAAAGGGACCGTTCTGGCACATTTAACCGGCTGGCAGTGGTTGCATTTGCAATCACCGGTATACCGGCAAGCAACACCTCCCTGACCGCAAGACAATGGTCCCGGTGAGCGTGGGAAATACAACAAGCTTTGATGCGAGCTATGTCGAAATTGAGCGCCGCCTTGATATCTCGCCATTTTATCCCACACTCAATCAGGAGTTCGTGTTTGCCAGAGGATAGGTGGTAGCAGTTACCTTTGCTGCCACTCGCTATGGTCTTTACTTGGATCATGGTTTACCCTTTTTGCAAATTTAAACCTATGGCCAACAAAGGTTTCAACCGGACGAGCCGGTTAAACCAGCGTTAGCCGGCGTATTCTTCATCTCCGTACATGTTCTTGCAGTTCCCTCTTAAAACCTTCTGCCCAAACTCTCCGAATCCGACTTCAACGAAGTCCCAAGGGTTACTCCCATCGCCATAGTTTGATTTTTCAAGCTCAACCACGAAGCGGTCCCGCAACTCGTCGCAAGCCTCGCTCTCGGCCCACCCTTTTTTAGAGCCATCTGGCAGCATTACCACTGTGGTTTTGTTGTTAATTAACGGTGGCCCAACGACAAACATTTTCCCGTCCTCGCCAGGTAGCGACTCGATGAAACGCGATATTCTGTCAACTTCTTCTTTGCTCCATGTTGTGGCCACTATAGCGTTGTTGTTTTCGACCCCCATCCTATCCTCCAAGTATTTTGTTAAGAGTTTTCATTTTAATCTCCAACACTCAAGTCTACATCAGGAACAATCACAGATGGCTTAAAAATCACCTTATAGCGGTACGTACTTACACTTGACGATTCTAGTTGTTCAACAAAATAACTCACATTGTCAGACAGGCCGAGAAAGTGCTTCTTGAAAGTCGTGTCGCTGGTCTTGCACGTAACCTCAAGTTGGTTTCCTTGATCCTCTATTGAACACCTCCCTTCGATTGACAATAAATACGTGTCTGTGATTCCATTAAAGAACACAACACGTCTTTCAATCTGAAACATCTCGGCGGCTTTTGAGAGGTTACGTGAGGCAACCTGCGAATCAGTGCTACAGCCAGAAAAAAAAGCTAACAAAAAAATCAAGCTGACTGCTAGAAGTACTGTGGTTTTTGTGTTTTTCATTTTCTATTCCTTTTTTATTGGTTTTACCGCTGTCCTTATGGTAGCAGCTTATTAAGCCATTATGATGTCCCTACAGTGATCCGTCTTCGTATCCTGCGCGGTAGCCGCATTTCGGGCAGATCGTGACACCTCTAAATCGGTAATCAGTGCCGTCTTGCGTTCCTTCGCTCCATGTCTTTTCCAGAATGAAGGTGGTGCCGGTTTCATCTTCGGAAAGATCAACTTGGCATCCTTCGGGACTGCTGCAGTGATAACACTCTCCGCCACTAATGGCATATCCCGCGGTGGTTGCCCCGATCCTGTGAACCACCCGCGCAGTCCACGGATACGTCTGCCTGTACCCACCCGTCCAATCACAGAATGGTCGCCACCCGTCATAGTTCAGCCACTTGCAAAATTTAAACATTGTCCAGTAAAGCGACCACCAGTGAAGGTTTGGCCAAAAGTATTTCCTGTGAAACTCAGATGTTTCGGGAGTCCAACAATCATTTCTCCGCGGTATCCAGCGTATACCGAACGAACCTTCAGCAATCATTTTCCAAAATAACCAACGCCGAGGCCGCACAAAAATCCAACCGTAGCAGTAAAATAATGCCGTCATCTTTTCCCTCCGTGGCCCGAACGCATCATAACCAAACGTTCGAGCCTATTCAGGCTCAACTAAAGCCGTTATATGCTACCAGCAGCCTATTGTATCTCTGTATGCCTGCTCAGCTGCGTCATGTGCTTCTTGCTCATGCTCTGCATATATGTCTCGCACCTGCTCCCTATATTCCTTATCAGAAATTCCACCATTTTCTAATTCTTCTTCAACCTGTTGTATCGCTTTATCTACCCAGTGCAACATAATTTAATCCTCATTGTTAAGCCTTGCATATAACAAGCGCATAAAGTCAGACTCCGCTTCGCTACGCTGCTTATGCAAGTCGTTATTCTTCAACCAATTCAAGCTGTTTAAGCTCGTCAATTTTGGCGTTACGTTCTTCTTGTGTGTCGAATTTAAGTATGCCGTTTTCATCTCCCAGCAAAGACCATTTCCGGCCCGAGAGAACTTCAATACAGAACTTTGTTTCAACCTTCTTTGCGGTCAAGAAAGATTGTGTCTTTTTGCGTAATTTAATTTGCATAACAAAACCTTAGAGCGGACAGGGAGAAGTGTGGCGGCATGCCCGTCCGCTTTGGGGCCTGCCGGTTAAACCGACGTTATGTTTCTAAACCTTCTACCTCCAAAAGCCTCCCAACATTACGCTGGGAGGCTTGCTTTTACATAGTGCATTTAGCACTGGCCGGCGCCGATCACATTTTATTAAATTCTAAATTAACTTTGTGCTTCTGGCATGGATCACGCATTAAAATCACCTCCTTTGCGGCGTAGTATGGGTTTAACATAACCAGTCAGTCAACCGGACTGGAATAACGGTTGCGGCCTTACGGTATTACTCCGGTGGCCAGCCGGTTACTTCAAACGTTGGCTCCGACGCTGCGCATCCAACCAAGTCTTACACCGGGCAGGCCGGTGAAGCGCCTAAACTTCTTCGACATTGACCGAGAATCCGCCGCTATCAATATGACTTTCACCGGCCTCAATACTGACATTGTCCACATCCACGCCGATAAGTTTATCTGTCCCGCCGTTTCCCGCGTAACTGGAGATATATGCGTCTTTAAAGGCGGCATCCTCGGCTTCTTCTGGGTTTTCTGCGTCAACTTCAACAGAAACAAAAACTGGGAACGGGATAGTAACTCGATACTTTTTCATTTTTTACCTCATCGCTAAATTTTAATTTACCCCAACAAGGGGCTTCACCAGGACTCCGCTACGCTCCGCCGGTGATCCTCGCGTTATGCTTCGGAGATATTACCATCACCGCGAGCAATTTCGACAATAGAATCAAGCTGGTCAGCAAGAGACCGCCCACCTGAGTCTACATTTTGCTCTTTTCCTTCAGGAGGGAGAACAGACCAACCCCCATAGCCGTTTTCAATCCACAAGGAAACTTGCCACCCATCCGGCAAACTCTTAGCGGCATTTTGGATTGAGTCATACAGCTTGGCGTTACTCACCACCAATAAAAGGTGGCTCGTCAGGTAGACTTTCTCCACCATCGATGGAACCTCCTTCTGGCTCCGCATCGGGGCCATGGGCTGACTGAATCACCTCGCCGGTATCGGTATCGACCTGCTCACTTACATCAACTGTATCGAATTCCGCATCGACGACCTGACCGCCATGGTCGTTGCCAACACCTTGTTCTTCCTTCGGCATACGCAACTCTTTAGAATTGGCGTTTTCGGCATACACCCCTTGAAACTCGCCGCTGGAAAACGCTTGTTCGCTGGCCGATAGCCGCCTGTAATCATCGTCTATCCTCTGGCTATCGACGGGGATAGACCCATATGCGGCCCGGACCAGGGTCTTTAAAACCATCTCATCCTTCCACCCTTCAATGGAAAGCTTTCCCCCGGTCTTTTTTCCGTTAACCCACTCGTCCTTTTCACCACCCCAGAATTCCGGGCTGGCGTATTTCGGCTTACGCTTGAGCACGTCGGCAATCGACATGACTTTGAGCTGATTCTTTACCGGGCTCGAAAACACTTTGTAATAGAACCCGCCGACGATTTCTCCCCGGTCAAACTCGTTTGTAATTTCAAACTCATACGACTCGCCCCTGTTTGCAGCAGATCGCTTGATGGACTTGAACTTGTCGTTGGAATAAACAACCTCGATTATGATATCCTCTGGGACCTCAGACTCCACCCCGTATTTGATCGCCTTCAACCTGATCCCGTTGTACCCGAGAATGAAAGTGATATCCCACTGGTTGGTCTTGTTGTTTTTGTAAGGGATAGGGAAGATGTGGTTTTTCTCGCACGGATCCAAGCCCACACGAGCGTTTGATATGACATCAAGAGCCAGCTTTTCCATATTAATATACTTCCAATCGTACGGAAGCGGTTCCTTGTTAACATTCCTCTTCTGTTCTGCGGCCTGGATCACCTCGTTAATCTTGATGCAATAATTCTGCACCAGCCGTTGCTGGAACGCTGTCAGCGCAATCTCACCGGAACCGGTCTGAAAGCGATCAATAACGTTGTGCATGAACCTTACCTGCAGTGTTTTTTCAGGAGATACGATTACTTGGTTGTTTTCTTCGCTCATGGTTTTTTCCTTTTTTTTGTCAGTTATTGTTGCCCGTTGTCAGCGGCGTTATATTTTAATCCAGTACCATCTTTTGCAACCGGCTATCAGTTCAGCCTCTGTCATATCGCCAAGGCACGGGACGACGCCCCCGGCGACAATTTCATATTTCTGTAATTCATCTTTGAGTAATTCATTATCACCCTCGAAAATCCAATACTCGCCAGTAACATGGGTGCAATTATCAATAAGGAACTGATTGGTTTCTGACGTCTTAACAAGCGAGGTCAAAAATTCCATGTCTGCCTCCAAAATATAACAATCGGTTCAACGCAGATGGCGGGATCTGCTGTTTAATTTTTATTCGCGTTCGGTGGCCCGCCACTGGTTAACCGAAGAGTTGTGCCACCATAAAATCATCAAGCTTTGGTATTAATGTTTCCATGGCTCGGCGTTGGGGTTTCAATCACACACCAATCTCCCGCCGCAAGATGATCATGGCCGCAATGTAGTTGATTGCCCCAAGTAGATCCTCAATCGCGCGGTCATCATCTGGACAATTTAGTGCCTCAAGGATCTTTTTTCTCGCCTGGAAGGCCGGGCCACCTGGCCCACACTCCCGGCCGCCCGTCATAATAGGTTGTTCGAGGAATGGCCGGCCATTTGCGTGGCGCTGTTTTCCTTTCCCCTTGGCTGCTTGGTCTAGCGCTTCGCCAAGCACAGCGGCGAGGGGCGCATAATCTTCGTCTTTTGACTCAATGGCTTCTGCGGTTATCATAAAAATTACTCCCCAAGTAGTTAAAGTGGAGGTGAGAACCAGACAATCAGTCAAGTTCAACTCGTAATGCCTTGTCCTGCTCGGACACATAAAGGAAAATCATCTGCCCGCCGTACTCTGGCCAGCTGGTCACCTCACCAGCCCGGTCAACGAAGAGCGGTGGGGCAAAACCGTAGAAATCTGACATGATGTCAATGAAGTCGATACTGCCCTGGACCTTGGAAGCATCGTTGATCGACCCGTAAGAAACGCCGTCAACAGTTGGGTAGCACACTTCCTTGTCGTCGCCCGAAATGATAGGCTCGAAAAGGCGGAACTTGAAAATATTGAAGTGTTTGTTCACCTCTTTTTCAAGCAGGCTGTGCTTTTCTCGAATGAACATCTCGGCAAGATACATATTGTTGTCCGCTGTATTTGATTTCGCCCTGAGATCGTCCAGCTCAGTTTGGTATCTTGCTATCCGCGCCCTTATCTCCTCGTTGGCTTCAATTGCGGATATCTTCTTGTTTGCGGCGGCAGCCTCTTCTCGGTACGCTGTGATTTGCTCGGTGATGGCCGTTCTCTTTTCTTCAAGACCTTTGGCGCTGGCGTCCTTTCCCGCAAGTTCTATCTCAGAATCGACCCTGGCTATATCCTCCTGAGCGTCAGCATGCTCCTTTGATCTCGTCTCTGTGTTTTTGATCGAAAATATTTCTTTGTCGAGCACTTCGATTTTATTGTCGAGTTCTTCTTTTTCCCTTGCAAGGTCATCTCGCCTTGAGCCGACAGCCACAAGCTCTTCGCTGGCCTTTTTCACGGCAGTCCTCGCCCTGAATCCCTCCTCTGCTATGGACTCTAGCTCGTTTGATTTTAAAACATTGAATTCGGACTCGGCGGGGCCTATGGGGTGGTCCTTCCCGCAATGGGGGCATGTTACGACTTCATGTGTGTATGATTTGCCTTTTGCGACAGTCCACGCGACGGCGGCGGCGCTCAGCTTCGCCTTCTCCTCTGAAATCATCTTCTTAATGTTGATGATGTTAGATGCGGCAACCGCCATCTCTGAGCTTACGCGGTCACTCTCCCTTACAGTCACTCGCCGCCGGTCTTCTATTTCGGCCAAGACGGTTTCCCTTGATCGCTCCTCTTCCAAACGGATGTTTTCAAGGTTGACCAGAAGTCCTGATTTCTTCTGCCTGAGTTCATTTAAATACTGGTCATTGGTCAATCCGGCGCGCTGTATTTCAAGCTTACTCGCAGCTTCCGTACAGTTCTTGGCAATATGCATTAATGCCTGCAGAGATTTGTCCCCTGGATCAACGATTGAGGCCTGTGCTTCTGAAATCTTGATTTCATTTTCAAGGATATCCTTATCGGCTTTATCCCTAGATTCTTTGAAGTGCCTCTTTGAGGCACAAGCTCCTTCCCTCAGAATTATCCCTGAGATAGGAGAATATTTACTTCCAGGTCCGGCATTCTCAATTATCATTTCGTCTGTCACGCCCTTCGACAAATCAAGGAGTATGCTCCGGCGCTCCTCCTGGTTCATTTTTTCGGCCATATGATGAATATTTGTCAGCATAATGAATGCCTTTTCATCGACCATTGACGAGATGAATCCGGAGAACTCTTTTGGCGTTTTTTTGAAGTCGTTGATAAAAAAGTTCGTATTGTGGCCTGTAAGCACTTTTCCCTTGCTGCCCCGTGGCTTGGTCCACTTCTCTGTGGCCACACGCTTTACGGTTGTCTTTACACCGTCGATCAAGTAGACAGCCTCGACTGATGTCTCCAGGTTGTGAATCTCTTCCCAGGTTGACGGGTCCCGTGGCTTCCAATCGAACACAGTGTTTCCAGCGTTGTCTTTCCCAAACCATAGCCAGGTGCAGCTGTTGGCCAGAGTAGTCTTCCCGACCTTGTTGTCGCCATATATGCGGGCATTCTTGCCATCTAATTCTATGGTTAGGTCCTTCACGCCCTGGAAATTATGCAAACGGAGTGAAATAAGTTCCATTTTTTTCATGGTTTTTCCTTTACAGCGGTTTATTCTTGAAGATCAAAGCCCTGTCCCTGCAATAATTTCGGCATTTATCTCCCTCTCAATAAATATAACAAAGCGTTAGAGAATCGACGCGCACAACAGCCGCGCGCGTCTCAACTCATCGTTATTTGTCGGCCAATTTGTTTAGAATTTCACCAAGACGCACATATTGTGCCTCGATGTTTTGGTTAGCAGTTTTCCAATAATCAACCAGCTCAGGGGGTATGTCTGGCCTTTTTAATGCCGCCGTTCTCTCCTTCCCCACGCTCCAATACATGGTCGAAAGGCCGATTAAGCAAACAAGAAAACATGCAGAGACGCCTACACAAAATCCAATCCAGAACATAACATTCTCCTTTTTGTTTATTCAAACAACAATTCGCTACAGTGGATGCTGAGAACTCAGCGGTTTTGATTCAGCGTCAGTGGCGCACCACTGAGCTTTCCGTTAGATTGCCTTTAAACAATCTTTGTTCATTACAAACACTGTTTCACAGTCCCATCCATATAGAGATTTAGGATTAGTGAACCTTGTGTCATTCTCTCCATTTTCTGTTAAGTGGATAGCGTCGTATTTTCCCGCCAATCTTTCAAAATCAATCCAAGGGAACATATCCTCTCCCTCCCAAGGAAGGCGAAGCATGTCTTCAACAGAATCAATTCTCAAAAGACTCCCTACAAACTCAAGATTGAAGCATTTGCATGTATCTCCATAGCTCTCTGCCTCACACCAGTCTTTCCAGCCAAAACAAGGACCCACAGGGCTTGTCCACAACCCGCCTTTTGGCTTATTCCTGCGAGGCGAGTTGGTTACTGGTAAAACCAGTTCTTTTTTAAACTCCAAACTACCGTAGTGAACCAACTCAAGTCTAACCAAACGCTCAATAGGACTTGCGGAGTTTATCGGTTTTTCAGTGCTTATGGCTTCTGTCGTGTCCATTAGTTTATCCTCGTTATTGGGCTTTGCATCCGCAATCCCATTAGCTCAACGTCATCTGGCTTTGTTTTTCTCATGGTTTCTCAAGCTCTGTTCGGCATACCTCACAATGTCACCAAGGGTATTTGTCTCCGTCGGCTGTGATTCAGACCACAGAACCCACCCTTCGTCGGTCCGCAATACTATGCGGCTGTATTCGTAGGAAATAACAGCGTCAGATAACCCGGCGCTCAACCCGGATGGAACATTGTGCGGTGCTGGCGCTGGCGGTGGTTTCTTAAATGTCGGTGGTGGATTGCTTCCTTTCTTCATGTCTCCTCCCTTGGTTCCGGCGAGCTTAGTCGTTGGCCTGCATGAAATCCATGCGTCCTTCTTCATTGATCCTCATTACGACAAGGCATCTCGACGGGCTCTTTCCCCAAGCCCTGGGGTGTTTTGCTTGCGACCATGTTTTCCAAGACCGAGGCCATAGATTTCTCCTCGACTGCAGCAATTAAGCGGAGCTTGGATAGTGTTTTTTTCCAAATCTTGATAGTCACAAATTCATTCTTCATGTAGTTAATTTACACCTTGCAAGTAAAGAAGTCAACAGTAAATATAAACCTATGGCCAACAAAGGTTTCAACCGGACGAGACGGTTAAACCAGCGTTACACTGACAATATCGCACGACCAATAATCTCCGGTATCTGCGGGATCACGGCGTTTCCGAGCTTGTTAATTCTGTCCACCTTATTGGGTAGCCCATCAACCACTCTAGCCATTCCGGGTTCAATCCAGAGCTGCACATTTTCTTTCTCTGCCCCACTCCCACTATCTTGTCCAGTTTGTCCTTGGCCGCAGATCCACCGCCCAACCCAACCGGCCCCCCTCCCGGCAAACCGCGACTGCACGGAGTAGGCCACAATATAGCATCGGTCGCGCACTTGAGGGGAGCCAACGACATGACCTGGTATACAATGCCATTCTGCATCGTACCCGAGCGCGGCAAGGGAGTTAAGCACTTCCGCAAGTCCGTCAGCGCACAGCCTAGCGACATTTTCCGCAAGCACGAATTTCGGGTTAGCTTCTTCGACAAGCCTACGCATCTCTCGCCAGAGGGAGCTTTGTTTCCCTTTAAGCCCTTCCATTTTCCCTGCCCTACTAATGTCTTGACAGGGGAACCCTCCGCAAATAACGTCAACTGCTTCTGGTAAGTCTGCTGCATGTAATTGCCTCACGTCTTCAAATATCGGCACATCAGGCCAGTGCTTTGCTAATACCTTGCGCGGAAAAGGTTCGATTTCACAAAAGGCTATCGTCCTAAATCCACCTGTCCGTTCCAATCCAAGAGAAAAACCTCCAATGCCGCTAAATAGATCAAGCACTGTATAACAAGGCGCTACACAAGGATTTGCTAACATGTCGGCATTTTCGGCCATCTTCTCACTTCCCTATTTCATCTTTAATTCATACTCACAGGTTCTAAGCCGCAAACCTGTGAGCTAAGGCGTTATTTGTCAACAGAAAACAGTGCAGCGGTCCCTACCCTTCGGCTTAACACACAACTTGAGCCGGACAGAGATGCTTTGCGAAATCCATTGGTGCCCCCGTATTCAGGATCAACAGCGGCACCAGTGTTACTGTCCTTGCTCAGCTTTTCCCACTCGGATTGCGGTTTTTTCGGCGGGGTTCGTCCGCCGAGGTCTTTGAGCAACGCCTCGTCCACCACCGCCGCCACTTGCCGCCGCAGGTGCCTCGACAGGGTGGAACGGTTAACGCCATATTTGCTCGCCATCGCCGTGACCCCGAGCCGTTGTCCAGTCTGTTTGATTGTGTATATGATTCCGGTCCCTGATGGCCGTAGAGCCTGGTCTGTGAGCCGTTGAGGCCGATCCAACGCTTTCCAACGGTAGTACAATGTGTGGTAAGGGAGGCCGTATTCCTTGGCAAAGTTTTTAAGCAAGTCAGTCTTCCCTTTGTATGATACTCGTATTCTCTTGGCTACCATAATCTTTTCACCTTGGGTTTTTACAAAGAAAGAAATCGGCCCAAGTCGGGCTAGGTATTTTGCTTAAAGCCTGTTTTTCATCTTCAGAAACCATAACAAGCCCTGGGCGGCCCCTTTTTCCAAGTTCGCACGAGTTAATTTTGCCCCCTCCAGCACGGGCAAGTTTTATTATAGTCGAGTGGCTGCGTTTCAAGCGCTTTGCTGCGGTATAAGTGGCAACAGTCCGCCCGTCTAGTTTTATTTTTTTCAATTTTCTTTAGTCATCCCACTCCTCGCGAAAAAGGATCTCAATACACTCCAGAAAACCTACGAAACAGATTACTGCGAACGCTGCTTCCATATCATCTCTCCTTTAATTTCCGCCACCACTTTAAGCCGGTGGCTGATTATTTCATCCAGTCTCAACGGCGGGGTGCGCGTTATCTCTAAGGTAGCCACTGCCACCATCTGCCGCCATGCCCCGGATAGTCAAGGCATGTCCAATATGTATCGTTATGCCTCCCTGTTTGGTGTTTATGCCAATGGCCGAAAAACCACTGAGCCGGTTTATATTTCTCTAATATCCGGTCAAGGGCTATTCTGTTGCTGTCACGATGCTTTCCTTCACTGCCAACAACATCAAAAGATCCCGGGCAAGTGTGGCTTATAATAATGTCAACCCTTTCCTCTATAGCCATAGCCATCTCAAACTCAGGCAAGCTGATATTTTCTTCGGAATACCAATCATGCCCCGGGGTTCGCATGTTCTTGTCAATTGAATCAGCCCCACCGATAAATAAGACATTCCTGCCATCAGGCAGAGTTAAAACGCTGCCCCTTGATGCGTGGTAGACACCTTCGTACATTTCGTGTATAAGGCCATCCTGGGTAAGCAATTGGTGCTCCTCATGATTGCCATCACACCAATACACATTTGCTCCGTTAGGCTTAACACCACGTAACATCCATATTTTCTGTCTTCCATATAACACAGGCTTGGGGACCTCCATTTTCGGCCACCAGCCAAAATCACCGCATTGCAAAACAATTTCCGGTTTCTTCTTTGTTAACAGAGTATTGAGTCTCGCCCAATCTCCATGGATATCTCCAACTATCAAGGTTTTCATAATTTTAACCAAACCAATGGCTTGCCTGCATCTTCGCGAGCGGCACAAGGCGCTCCACCACAGAGGATCGTTGCCGGACAATCTGACATATTGGCGGCAGCCTTGAAGGCCAGCTCTCGATTATAACCGCACGGGACCCTGACCAAGCCTCCACCTGGCATGGTAAAAACGACATCAAACTGTTTTTGCGGAAGGGGTATTGGGTCGATGAGGCGAAGTGGAACACAGGATGTTTCGCCGTCCTCTGCCTCTATTACAGCCATGTTGCGGCTATAAGACTTGATCCGGTAAGTTGTCATCGAGTAGGGGTTTGCTTTAACCCGCATCCCGTTTGCTGCGTCTTCGTAAGTCATTTTCGGTCCTCAACGGTTATTTCAGGGTCACGTCCTGCGGCACAGGTCAGTATTGCGAGTATTCCTGGGACGGTCAGCAAAAGCATGATTATTGTGGGTGTCATTTTTCTCTCCTCCCTGGCTAGCCCGTGGCCAGCCGCTCACGTCAATGTTGTAGTGGGCCATCAAGTGGCTCGTCCGCTTGATGGCGGCGTTAGGCCTCATCAGTCAGCGTCCAGCGCCGCCTGAATGCACTGCTTCATTCCGTCCCAGTACTTTATGTAGGCGTCTACGTCAACATCGCCACGCGGAAATATCCCAAGCTCGCAAGCCTTCTTTACTGCGGCATGAAGCATTTGATCGCTGGCAACGCGGCTTTGTTCGGTGTTCGTGGTGTCGTCAGTCATTGTCTTTGTCTCCAAGTTTGGCGGCTGCCTGCCGCACAGCTTTAGCGTTATAGATCCTTCACACTCATCGTATTATCCACCCCGCTTTGTTTCATCAATTCCCGCAGGAACGCCGCCTGCACCCTTGTCGGCCTCCGCTGCCCGGATTCGATCCTTGATATCTCTGTGTTAAAAATCCCCATTTTCTCGGCAAGCTGTGCTTGGGTTAGACCCAGGCCCAGTCGGGCTTGTTTGAATTCTTTGTTGGTCATTTTATCCCCTGGTTAAAATCTCGTCCTCTTGATTGAAAAGGTACACCATTGGTTAACCCCGCGCAAGCGGAAAATGCACAAAAAAATAGCCGACCACAGATTTACCATGGTCGGCCAGAAACAAATAGCGCGTTGTCGTCCACCAGGCCACCGTTTAGGACGCGCTAAAAAACACTCTGCCTGCGGTGGCGGGCAAGGAAATGAGGCACTACATTAAACCACACCAATCCTCGTAATCGGTCATTTCGTCTGTATCTATAACAGACAACCTCTTCAGGCAATTGCCGCAAACAAATTCCGGGCGGCGATCTTCGGCCAGGGCCATAATCCCGTTGCATACCGGGCAAAACATGATTGTACCCTCAATGTCAGGCATGAACTCTCCTCCGTAATTGTTTAGCACAGTTTAACTTACTATGCAAACAATGTGCATAAAAATAGCTCACAGGCAAGCGTGTCACGGTGAGATCAGCGAGAGCCGGTCCATGACGATCTTATGAGTTTCGGGACTGCCCAGGATTTATAACTCGAGCTTGCCGGATTAAAGGGGGCCTCAACATGGGTATCATTTTTTTCTTGAACATAATGTCTTATCGTGGTATCATTTTATCACCCAGAACAAGATAATAAACTAGCTTTATCTAACCCCTTTAAGGGGGTACCGTTGTCTTGTTCTGGGGAACGTCTTCATTGGTACTCTTTTAAAGGGGTTTTTTATTCAGAATTTTTCGCCCCGGCAATGCACTGGCCCAAGAAATAACCTGTGTAGCAGTTAGTGCTAAATACCATGGTATCGCGTTTTCCCCCCGAACGCACTTTTGATAAACGGGCTTTGATGTGGCAAATAATCGGCGGTGTCCGGTTCAGGTGACTGCGACCTTTCTAAACGGCAGAGCACAGGTGGTATGGTCCACTTTAAAAAAACAGCCCGATAAACGATACCTGGAGCCGACTCGGCTGGCCTCTATACCCTGATCGGGGCCGTTGTTCTTCGATGAGAGCTTGTTTAACAGCTTTTATTTAGGAGCCACAAAAACGGGGGTGGGGGTGCTTTGCCCTGTGGAATACCAGCGATGGTAGCCATTTTTTAATGTCAGACATAAACCCTCGTTATTAATGGGGATCTTGACAACATGCCGGGCGATACCTCCTGCGATTCCGCCCGCAGCAAGTGAATACCGGCAAACCTAAACGCTGCAAACACCAGCTCTGAGCAAAACCATTTATCATTCGGAGGCATGTGGCGCCGGGAGATGAACCTGGCTACCGACCAGTAGTCGTACCCCGCACCGACCCTCGACCTGGCGAATCCTATCACCTCATTCCAGGCCGCAGCTGTAGCAGATGGCACGGCGTAAATTTCAACTCCATCCCAACTATCAAGCCCCCTTTTTATCCTGACACCGGCCCCGAGCCCTTGCCAAGCCTCGATGATATCCCCATTAGGCAGCAAAAGCGCAGCGTGGGAATATTTCGACCTTGTTTGCCACCGAATCAAAGCGGAGATTACCCCTTTGCCTCTAAACAGGAGGAGGCATGGCTCATCCATTGCGCAACATCTCCGCAATCTCAAGTGCCCTGCCGGGTGAGTCGTGCCGTGCCCATTTGGAGTCAAGCATCTCGATAGAGGCACCTAGGAAATCACCGGTTTCAATCATCGAGATGGTCTTTTCGAATCCTGCGAGGCCATCAATCCCCATTTGATAGGCCATGTCGAGGAGGGCGATCTTCCTGGTCGGGGCGAGCCCGGCAAACCACGGCCACCTTGCACTCATAGATAGCTGGAGCTTCCTGATCCTAAACCCCGCAAGGTACCTAGCCTCATCCTCTGGCATCCCAGCGTCGAGGTTGTATCCGTACCCTATGGTTAGTTTGCCAGAGGGGCACCTATAAGCATGCTTTCGGTAACCCTCGTGGCGGGTAATTAGGGTCAACGCCCTTTCGCACATATTAGCACTCATTTTCTACCACCTCAACGCACCCGTGGGGGCACGATCCTGTAAAATTATTAATCCTTACTGAGTGCTCGTTCCCAGCGGAATCGCTCAGGAGGATTGGGCCGTTCAGGGCTATCTGTGCCCACATCTCTAGGTCTACCGTCCGGCAGGGCTTCTTGCACAACGTTTTGCTGCACCGGCTGTGATGAATGATGATTTTCTTCATATTCGCCTCATCGAAACTCAATTGCTCCGCGTGGGCAGGCTTCGACTATAGCGTTAATACGTGCTGAGTTTTCGGCTACAGCCCATTGACCTACCAGTATTGACCCGTTCTCCATCAGATATCCGTATAGCTCCCGATCCGCTGCTTTGCACTGTAGAGCACACTGTTTCATGCACAGTCTTTGGTCTATCACAATTTTCTGCTGCATTTTTGCACCACCTCAGAATTTGCTCAAGCATCGGTCTTGAGATCGGAATACTCTTCCCAGTCATTTTATCCAAGATAGCATATCGGGAGAATTCTGGCATGTCAATAACTCAAATTGATAGTGGCTGTATGATTAACTGTATCAAGCTTCATCGTCCCGGTGATTTTGAAATCAGCAGGAGGTAATGGTGGCTGGGCCTCAACAGCTGGAATAACCACGGCAACGCTCGGCGCTGACTCATTCCCGCCCAAATCAACCGCTGAGACTGTAGCGCTGATCTCCCCGGTGGGCATATCAACAGCGGTGTAGTTTTTGTTCCCACTTGAGTCTGTGGATGGCAGCCCAGCGTCGATGGCCCCACCATTGACCCTGATGACGTAACCGCGCAGATCTGATTCTGGCCGCTTTTCCCAGGTAAAAACAACCGTGGTTCCTTCCCTTACAGCTGACAAACCATCAGGAGAGCCAGGCGTCGGATCGGCTATAATCTCATTGCTGTATGGCGAGACATCTTCGCCTCGCTCGGCTGTTATTGAATAGTATTGCTTACCGTCGGGTAGCTTTCTGGCATCAAAGTACATGCGGCCATCTGCTGATACTTTGGGCAGTCCGCACGGGATCGATTCGGTATACACTCCTGCTGCTGATCCGTGGTGGATCGTGTATCCGGTGATCCCCTCGTCTGTATTTGGTATCCAACTAGATGTCAAATCTGCTCCAACTGCAGTAGTTGTCGACATCAGCACAAGAATAAAAAGTAATCTGGTCATGATTTTTCCTCATGTCTCTTCATAAGCTCAATGGTCTCGGTGGCTTGATAATCGGCTACACCATAGAACTGCCTGGAGATCATCTCAACAATGCAGCAAGCTGCTCGTCAGTTGACTTAAGGATTATTCCCTTCATAACGTCCCAACACTGAGGCGCTGTCGGATCAACCACAGAAACCATGCCCAGCTCATTTGCTCGTCGCGTGTATGCTGCAATCAACAAATCAACCAGTGCCTGCTGCTTCCAGTTCATCCCAGACTTAAACCCTGTAATTGTGATCTTGGGGTCTTTCCTTACTGCGGTTACGGAAGCGATTTGCAACTCATATTTTTCCTTTTCAGATAAGTTCAAGATGCTGCTTCTGGTTGTTTCCTCAAACGCCGGGAAGGTCAGTCCAAGCTCTTTGATCTTAGCATTACACTCTTCTTGTGTCCCACAAAAGACATTTTGAACTGTAACTGTTTCACGGTCTGATTGCTCAAATACGTTTATTATATTATCGTTTCCATATATGAGACGCCAGCAATCTATGGCTGGGATCTTCTTAACGACAAGCTGTGATTCTTTTATATCTACCATTACGGCTCCTTTATGTATTCAAGGTTAATGTTACGCCTTGAGCTACTAGGCTGTTATAGGCTGTATCCGACGCTGATGTTCTTGCTGGTGCGTTACCTGTTATAATCATAACTTTCTCGTTTTCCCAGGTAGCAAGAGCTGAATCAATAATGATATTATCTACATCGCTAGAAGATAATGACATTGAATTTCCATTAATGTAAAAATATCTTTGTCCGTTTTCTGGTGTTCTCCTTGTATAGCCATTGAAAGCGTTTAAGTTACCATTAAGGATTATAAGTGTAGCACTAGCAGGGAAAACTAAGGTACCAGTGAAAGTGTTTGAGTGACCATTAAGGTCTATATATGTAACACCAGCAGGAAAAACTAAGGTCCCATTGAAAGCGTTTGAGTTACCATAAAGGATTATAGTTGTAACACCATCAGGGAAAACTAATGGTCCATTGAAAGCGTTTGAGTGACCAGCAATTTTTATATATGTAACACCAGCAGGAAAAACTAAGGTCCCATTGAAAGTGTTTAAGTGACCATAAAGGTTTATATATGTAACACCCGACCCAAAACTTAACGCACCCCCAAGATGTGAACTAGTATTGCTCTGATATATACTGGTTAGAACGCTACCATCAACAGCCTTTACAGTACACCTATGATTAGCTGTTGCATATGTATGTGTCCACGCCTGGTCAGATGTACCAGCGTAACTGTTGCTTGTGTCATCGCCCCAATCAATGTAGATCTTGTCTGTATCTGATTTAGTCTTCCACGTTCCGGCCAATGTTTCCGCAGCATTTGCATCAAATCCAAATACCTCAACCAGAGGTGTGTATGTAGATCCAAGGAATGTGCAAGCCTTTGTTAAATCTCCAGATGTGGCCGCTGTGCTGTAAAAAACAACGGTCTCAGCATTGCCAACGCAAGCTGTTTTGTTCAGCCGTGCGCTGGCAAGAGCGAGAGTCCTTGCTGCAGCAGGTGTCCTTGCTGTAGATGGATCGGAAAACAAAATATCCCTTATTATCGGGTCGTAGCTGGTGTAGTCACCGGCTGACAGCGAACCTGACACAACTCCTGTGCTGTCCACGACCAGCATTATGCCATTGGTAGGCAACGTAGTGTTTCTTCCAGCCCTAAACCCAAGACCGATTGATCCTCCGAAAAGGCTCATTTCATGAAGCTCCAGGTTCCGCCGTTAATCGTTACAGAAGTACCAGCCGGTAGTAAAAACTGGTCTCCGTCTGAGAATGTAAATGCTACCGGGTCTGATCCTGGCACGGTAAACTCAAGCTCTCCTCCAACGTGACACCAGGCTGCGACCACATCGGTAACGGTGCCAGTGTCGATCCCGGTATAATCAGGATGCAGGACGAATCCCTGGAAACGAGTTGTAGTTCCGTAGCTCAAAATAGGGGCCATCATTTCCATTATAGTATCCTCCGGCCATCCAGAAAGACGACCTGTCCGTTATCGTTTATCGCCAATTCGAGATCGGCTATTGAAATCCATACTCGCCCATTTTTTCCGTGATCAGGACCCCAGCTTTGCTGTAGCCACAGCTTTGTGGAACTAAACCACCAGCGGCTAATTTCAATGCTTGCCCCGCACAGGCAATGCCCACCTTCCTGCTTGCCTATATACCTGACCCTGCCTGTCCTGTCTGGGCGCGACATGCCAGATAGCCAGCGAAGGGCAAAAACCGGGGGTCTATAATAGCTCCAACTGCGCAACAGGTCATTGATATCCTCTGCGTTACGCCATCCAGATATGAGGCCCTTGTTTTTGAGTACTGTCAATCCAGCGTCCAGCGTTGTTCCTTCATAACAGGGGGAGGCCCCAGGACGTGCCGAACCAGGAAATGGGTCAATGTCCTGCGCTGGGTAATAGATATTGTTCACGCACCAGGGCAGATTTGTTGTATCCGGGTCCAAGGAGCAGGCGGGCGTCATCAACTCATGGGCTAAGCCCATTGAAACGCAGCAGCCCTCCTTACCCTGATTGAGGGCCTTTACACTGCTCCACTCGCGGGATACTGGTCGCCGAGTGTCAGCAAGCAGCGCGGAAACGCTCGGCGTGGGAATGCGGTCTTCTGGTGGGACTAGGATCAACCCTAGTCGCCGATCAATAACATCACTGCCGTCTCGGAGGAGAAACATTATAGGTACCCGACGTGCTTACGCAGCATATAGGAATTACACGAGTCACAGATGGTAACGCGGATGTTTAACGGAAAGTGGTTCTTCTCAAATCGAACACAATCAAGCCGGACAGCATGACATATGTCACATGCCCCAGTCCCGATGTTGGTCACTTTCTCGTCAACAGCTTGTCGTTGTAGTATGCTCATTTTAACAACCCCCTTATTTTTTCGATAAGACCTGACCCGATTAACCCGGCAACCAGAATAGCTAAGGCTACGGCTAGCGCCTTTAACGTGCTCCATTTGATGTCCTCAAGCCTGGCCATAACCCGCATGGCTGACCGAACGAAATCATGGTCCTCTTTGTGATCATGAGTGGCGCAGGGGCACTCCTCGTAAGGACACTTTTTTGCCTCTTCGTTGTGTGCCAAGTCTGCCATGTTTATTCGCCGCTTTTAGCTGATAATTCAGCTTTTAATTTTTCAACCTCGGACTCAAGTTCGATTTTCAGCCTATCAATTTTCACCTTTTCAAACATAACTTTTTGATAAACCCTGAATCCAACCCACCCCAGCGTCGAAATAAGCGGCATGACAAGGTTTGCCCCGTCTCGCACCTTCGCGACAAACACTTCGCCGTACTGGGTAATATCCTCTGCTGAAACCCCTTTGTGGCTGAGATACATACAACCGATGACAAAGGCAACTACAAGCCAATACTCGCCGCTTTTAAGGCTTGATTTTAGTTGTTCACTCACTGGGCACCTCACTTGGTATTTCTTCAGTTACTTCCTCTGGCTCTTCCTCGGGCACGACCTGCTCAGTCCCACCAACCTGTCCATTGTTGTTGGTCAGTGTGGGGTTATCCCCGGTAGTGGATGTAAGATTGTGGTTTTCAGAATGAATCTCTGTATGGTCAGCCTGGATGTTGCCGTTATCCCCCATGGAATACTGGTTACTATCCCCGGTCCGCTCAGCAAGCCGTCCGACCATCTTTGCAGCGGATACCCAAGGAATCCCAACGGTGATAAGCTCGCGGAAAGTCTTAACCCCCTCCATGCCAATATCGTAACCAGTTACAGCCTTGACCACGGCCCGGATGTTGGCAGAGGTTTTGTCGTCAATATCACGGATCATGACCGCACCCATAGCAATCATGATCCCAGCGGCTTTGGGGTCTTCCCCTTCACTGGGGGTCATCATGTCTTTGATACTTTCGGCCTTTGCCTTCTGAGCCTCGGCAGCGTACCGGGCAACCTCTTTGACGGCTGCGTAATACTCACTGTTCGGATCACCAATCGCTGTGTCGTCAATCGTGGAAGTGACCTTGCCATCTTGGTCGTAAGTGGTCTGAACGGTCCCGACCTTTACAGTTTGCAAACCGCCGGCACAAGCGCTTAAACTCAACCCCGCCGCTAACACAGCGGCTACTGTCCTTAAACTTTTCACGCTCCCTCCTTTTTGTTTACTGCTGTATAACTGATCCAGACGACGCCTGAATTATAAACCCTGTAGGGCTCTGCAACACTTTGTTTAACCCGCCGGGGGGCGGTTCTGGATCTGGATCCGGATCTGGATCTGGATCTGGATCTGGGGGCGGCGGTGGATCTGGGGGCGGTGCTGATGCATTTATTTCAAATGCGCCAGTATCAGAAACAGCCCCCCTTGTACTTCCTGCTAAGTCTACTGGTACCACACTTACTGGTACTTTGTTAAGCAAAATTGACGATGAGGTGGGATATCCAAATAAACTGCTGGATATAGTTGTTATTAGATTGCCACAACCCTCTGTCGCCGCGTCTAAGCCTTGTGAACTGTCAAGTTTTTTTGAGTACCAGTTGGGGAAAGGGAATCCTTTGTGGACGTAGTTATTAAGGTATGAACAACCCGCCACTGTATGCCCATAAACAACGTCATAATGATTGTTTAGAAATGAGTTCCCATAAGTGTTCCCGAACACCGTCCTCGGCGAGTTTATGTTTGATGCTTGCCCATCATTCATGATTAGCGCCCACCAGTAGTTACCTATAGCTTGAGTATCTGTGATGCCTGAAGCAATAGCTGTCTGCCCATTCATGAATGTGTTGTTGAGCAAGATAAGATGTTCATATGTGCCTGCAAATATAGAAACTCCGCCCCAAAGATTAGTGCCCCCGTAGTTTGTTTGGTCCCTAAGTTCGAAGAGATTGTTTACGAGCGCCCAGTTTTTACCTTTGTACCCAGAGGCCATCCCTGAAAATATGCCCTGGTAATGCAGATTAGTTGCCTTTACACCATAAAAAATGAGGTTATCAACATCGGCAGTCTGAGCGGCTGTTGATACAGGCACTTGTATTACGTCAGCATGTGCGGTGCTGGAGCATGACGCTGTACTCGAATAGCAACCATTATCAACATCGCTCACAGTGGCGTTTATAACAAAAGAAGGGTCTTGATAAGCATCATCGGATATACGCTCAATTCGATCCCCTCGCGATAGGACCGCCCCAGTAACAGCCATGTCAAGATCATGTACATAGTTATTGGTGTACCACGCAGTCTTTCCTCGCTTCGCCAGGGGGTTCGTTCCTGTAGAAGTTCTTCCTGCTCCATACACGTCGCAGTCGTCAAGCCAAATATATATTGGCGCGGTTTTGCCAATTACATAGGAGAACCTTCCTAAACTCCTTAGTGTCAGATGCTTGAACTTTCCAAGGGTTGTGCTGAGTGCTGTTCCTGATCCGTTTATGACTATTGAGCTTCTGGCTTTGTCCGGGGCTCCAGCAAATGTAAGCCACTCACCAGTAGTCAACACAGTACCAGTACTGGACCCAAACTGATAGGTTCCAGGCTCGTAATAGACCGTTGCTCCATCCGACTTTCCACCATTCGCTGCCTGGATAGCTGAAATAGCCGCCCCGGTTGTCGAGAATGGTTTTGTCCTGTTATTTATGGCTGCCGTGCTGTTATTTCCGGTTGTACTAACCCACGCAACAGGATCTGCCAAAGTTCCAGTAGCATTAACAACCATATTTACAGGGCCATGAACTCGTGACCCGCCATCTTTTCCATACGCCGTTGCTGTTACACTGAAGGTCCCGTTGGTCGTAAATTCCGATGCCGACAACGCCACCCAGTATTCCCAGACACCGGTCCTATCATTAAACGCCATTGAGGATGTAGTTTTCGTCCCCCCTGAGTAGCCTTGCCCAGAAAACGAGAAAACCACCCTGTCTATTCCGGGCTTAGAAAAAGCCACCATGCCGATCTTCATGGTGCTGTTGTAATTAAGCCTTTGATAAGGTACAAGATCAAGCCGCCCCGCAGGGGTTACCGCGCCAAAAGCAATATTTGGGAGTAAGCTTATTAGCAGGGCGATTAACAGTTTATTGACATTCATATGCTTTATAATCCCCGGTTCCGTTATTATCTTGCTCAGTCCAGATGCCGGAGATATTAGAGTCCCCTGGAGTTCCTGTCGTTGTTTCCGTGTAAAGCCCAACGGACGAGGATATAAACCCTTGCCCTATTGCATAAACAGCCCCGGTACCACCAGTAAAACAAACAACTGCTGTCCTCGAATTGTTAGCTGGTATAGTGGCCGGAGAAGAAAATGTAAACTGTTTATATTCTGTAACGTCGGTTAGGGTAGCAGCATCAAGAGTGTTGTCCGCTGTCGCCTGCAGGTCGTCGGGAGGCCCTTCAGCGGTCTCTGACGCCGAACTATAAATATACGTTGCTACTGTTCCTGTAGCCCCAGAGGCCGAGGTTCTTAAATACAAGTCCAAGGTGTCAAGTTGGTGAGATGCCCCGGTTGTGTTGTTTAAAACAACTGCAAGACATTGCCCTGTTGTTATAAACCAACCACTACTAAATGTCGCACCGCCAGAGTTATACAAATAAGCGTCTGAACACCCCACAGTTCCCGCTGTAAATGAACCGTTGCAAGTCCACCTGCCAGCTCCAGCGGCGACAAAAGAAACATTACCAGTTGACTCTGAAAGATACCAACCAGGGGAGCCATCTGGGTCTGGGTCTGCATCCTGTATTGTGTACGTTGAACCACCAGTCTGAATCTGGTCTATTTGTTGCTGTATATTTGACTTGGCCCCGTCAAGCGTTGCTACTTCTGAGGCGTCTACTGTACCAGGCCACCCAGAAATATCGTTGAACGCTGATGTGCCAGAAACCAGATTAAACCTCTCCCCATATTCATTGCAGTACCATGAGGAGCCCTCATAGCTGTAAGTAAACGGGTTACCACCGTCTGTACAAGTAGGGAGGGATGACTGAACATTGTATTTCCAAGTATCAACATAAGGGACTGTAAGCGTGCCTGATACTGTCAACGATCCAGTTAGATCATAAGTTCCTGCCTCGTCAAATGTTCCCCCTCCGCCAGTACCAAACTGAGTTACCCAGGCCCCCGCCTCACATAGTTTGATCCGTTGCCCCGTTGCCGCGTCTGAATCAATCCAGATATCGTCGTTTGTGCAAGCTCCGGGGTCGTCAGTCTGATTGAAGACTCCAATCGTGCCTTCAACTTTACCATCATTTAAAGCGTTGAGGTTGTCAATCAGCTTGCCCACTTCAACGCCCCATGTGGTATTGGTAGCGCTCTGTTGATCGATCGCCACCCCAGCATTGACGGGAGTGTCAATTCTCTCGAATTTCTTATGCTCGCCGGCACAGGCTGATAATAGCAGCCCTGCCGCAACCAGTACAAGCAAGTTTCTCATCTACCAGCCTCCTGTTGCATGTTATGGCGCAAAATCTCCGCCCGGTAAGGATCAAAAGTAACAATAATGTCAAGTGGCAACCGAATGAACGTGTCGTCGTCGAGAATCAGGTATTGACACGCTTTTGGCAAGGCGGGTTCCGTAGCTACGATCTCAATGACGGTAGACATTTTTTGAAGCATAGCCCCAACTTGCCCATGGTCTAGCTTTGATATTGTTGATGTAAGTGCCTCAAGGGCTCTTATCTTCTCGGCGTCTCTGTCGTGGGGCAAAAAACCGTCGCTGACAACATTCTCAACCCTGGTAGGTTTGCGCGCTCCGCTTCGCCAATATTCAACCCAGTATGTCCTCTTCATCAAGTCACCTTAATAGCATAAAACCCTGACATAAACGAGGGCCTGTTCTCGGTCTGGGTTGGAGAACCGGTGCCCGTGTTTGGGGGATCAATAAGGTGGGAGTGGGCCTTGCCTGTACCAGATGACCCAGTTTTGACCGTGATAGTGTTTGTGGCCCCTACAGTGTCGAATCCTGTATTCAGGTCAAATGTTTTCGTGGCCCATCGAACCTGATCATGATCATGAGGGCCATTCTCATCCGAGGTAAGCGAATGCCCCTGCGAATTAAACGCCGCAATGTTTACTGCATGTTGATGGCTACTAGTATTGCTGCCTCCAACAGCCCCGGCAACATTAGACCCCATGAGGAATCTGGCATCAGTCAGCTTAGGCAGATACCTACCAGCACCATCGAAGAATTGGCTGCCAGAAACATTCAAAGCCGCCCCGTTGCAAACCCAGAACCCTTGAGGGTTAAGGTAGGCGTTTGCACCCGCCGAGGTATTGGTTATCCCTGGGATAAACTCGTCTGTTGCTAAACTCCCTGTAAAATATCCCGGCAGCAGAAAAATTACTGTACCAGCTGGGACTCCCCCCGACGCAGGGGATCTCTGCAGGATATGCCTGACGTTGCCAGGATCGGTTGCCGGGGCCACAATATCAGGTGGAGACGCTGCTACTCCACTATCGACGCTAGTTTGGTAAAAATAGAGTACCCCCCCAGCGCAAACTATAGAGATGTCGCCATCCGTCCATAATCCCCCGGAAACTGCATCCAGTGAATCAGCCTCCCCCGTAATAGAAGAAAATTTCCATCCTTGAACACTCATCTTGCCTCCCTAAATACAAAGCTACAGTCGGAGTATGCGCCAGGCTTGTGGTTGCCCTCGGGCATCACATCGAGAGAGCCATACATTACAAAATCAGAATTTGTTAAACTGTCCATGAAACTTACCATTACAGGCTTTCGCCCGTTGTCCATAGCAAAGGTTTTCATAAAGTTGTAAAAATACGGGTTACGTTTAAGTGTCACTGACCCGGAGAAGACCCTGAGCCTGCCAAGATCAAGATAATATGTAGCCCCGTTTGCAAGCTGGTCGTAGACGCTGAGATCGATCAATCCCTCCTTTAGCGAGTCAACACCGGGCACATGGATTGGAACGCCAACGCTGAGAGTCCCAGCTGATATGGGTATGGGGTTGCTCGCACTTTTCCTAAGTTCTATGGTTATTGTCACCGGCGTGGAAAACTGAACAAATGAAACCCACAACGCTCTCCCTGTTGTTGTCTCCTGTCCCCAATTATACTCTACGTTCAGCGCCGGCTGAGCCTTGACCCATTCGACACCCCCCGAAACGCCAGAATCTAAAACAGTGTCTGGGTCAAGAGGCGTATCCGCATCAAGCAAAACATCGCTTGCCCCTCCTCCTGGCCAAACAACATTCTGCCAGGAGATTCCGTTCGGGTCGCTTATCTTTACGTCAACATCATCCGCAAAAACATTGACTAGGCCGAGCCCCCCAGAAACCCCAGAAACCCCTACTGTAAGTGTCGCCGCTGTTACCGAAGCGTCGGCAACCTCCCAACGCTTCTTTGGGCTTGTGTTTAAAAGTCTGCTCGCCGGATAAGCGGGATTAGAACTGGACGCAGTAACCGACTTTATGATGTTGGATATCAGTATTTTCAAGCCATACCCCCACGCCCCTCAGTAATACATCGCCCAGAAGAGATGTCCCACGTTATTGCGGTAGCCCGGCACCAAACATCGACATCGCCAGGGGTACTGTAATCTGTAAACTCAATACGCTGACCCAATTTAGGGACCACCTCTATCGGAGTTTTAACCGCTATTATGGGCATCTCCAGGATTGTTTTTACGTTGCCAACCAGAATATCCTGATAGCTGTATCTTGTTGCGCAGATAGGATCAACCTGGTATCCAACTTCTGCAAAAGGATATGTACTGTCCTTTTTCAGTTCCCAGTCTTCAATGTTTACATTAAAAGTGCGCTCTTCGTCAACTTCCCAATCGGGATCACACTCGAACTCGCCAACTTTTTTCCAGATGCTGTTATTTTCGTCCCAGCATAACACTTTTCCGGCTATGGGAGTTTTAGCAAGCGAAGATGCGTGAGTGCTATCAACAGACCTGATTTTGAACCTATCTATCTCTTTGTAAACAGAAAAGTCAAATTGCAGCCACACTTGACCAGAGGCGAATGTTCCCTCCCAGTATGTTGTGTCTGTGTACCCGCTAACTGTAGTGTCATCTGCGTAATTATCGAATGCGCTTGACGCTGGGTGTCCGCTGATTGCACTGCTGGCGCTTGACGATCCACCAGGTGATACCTGGTCTTTCTCGTCACCATCAACGTAAAGCCTCAACTCAGCTATTGCGCATGTCGATGTTGACCCCTGGGTATCTGTAAAAAGGAACCTGTATTTTTTGATTCTTGGGCGGTATTTTGATGTGTATTCTTTATATGGTGCCGAGTAAATGTACTCTGGCTCGTACATATCAAACTCGGTCAGGTCGAGGGTGCTTCCTGCATCCTGGAGCATATTAACAAGATAGAGCGTGCTCCCCTCGATATATGCCAGGTGAGATGAGCTTGATGCCATGGTGTCGATAGCATCTGTAACCAGCGCACCATCTTCCGTGTCAAACTCTACGTAAGCAGAGCCTGCATCTGTGTCGTCCAGTGTTAATCCTAGTTGAGTAGCACACTTTGCCATTTCTGTTTTCACTGTCCCAAGGAAGGATTGCGAAGGCCATTTTTGTTCATATTGCGGCCCATAAAGGTTGAACACAGCCCTTGATCTTGTTTGTCTTCCTAGATATGCAGTGCCCTCAACCATAACAACGGCGTCAGGCTCTCCTGTCGTTGCCGACTTAACCGAGAATGTCCACACCCGTGGAAGCGGGAATGAAACGTCTTTGAAGGCTGTCATCAACACTTCCATATCGCCATACGATAGCCGGCAAAACCCACCATGCTCGGTAGATGGAGATATTTTCATTTCAGATATACTGGCGATATACCCATCATAAAAATGTTCGATATCGTGCCACTGGTCACTTAGATAAAGCGTTGTTGTTCCTGCTGTCAGAGTAACCAGTAACACTATGGCCTCCACACTGTGCGCGATCCAAGCTGACCGCGTTGTGATTTTGCTACTACATGAGCATCAACTGTAGGCATTATCTGTGTGGCAATCTGCTTACCGTCAACGTAGAAATTGTTAACGACCTGCATGTCTTTTAGAGCCAAAATATCATCGTGCATCTTCTTGAGCGTGTCAGGCCCTGCGTGTAATGGTGTTATAGCTTCCGGCTTCCCAGCCTCTCCGACAACATGCAACCCGCCTCTTAGCGACGGGATCAACGTTGAACTGCCAAAAACACCCCCGGCAGCATGAATCCCTATCCTGCTTCCGATTGATCCACCAACATCAAATCCACCTGCGAACTGGCTAGTATCTGTGTTTATTGCAGAGTGTGAAGCAACAGTCATCGTTGTACCCATCACATTAACCTTGATATTGAGAGGTGTATTGCTCAAGGCATTTATAGCGGTAGTCATCCCGGAAACAGCGTCAGCAGCTCCCCCTGTTGTTGCGATCAGTGCGGTGATGGCGGTGTCTGCATCGTCACTGCTTAATCCAAGGCCTTCCAGTGTCCCACGTAGTTGGCCGAGCGCCTGATGGTTACCGTTTGCGGCCCGGGCAGCAAGATCAGTAACGCTGGTAGATGTCTGCATTGATACATCATATCCAGTAGCCGAATCTAGGAACGAATCAACGCTTGCAGCGCTTCCATCCATCTGCGTTCCCAACTGAGCTATTGCGTCTCCGAATTGGTTGGCGAGGATGTCAAGTATCCCGGCAGCCTCTCTAGTTGCGTTGGCAAAAATCTTGTTCATGTCCAGCGATACGGGGTTGATCCCCAGCGATTGATTCCCAGGCTTGGTTGGATCTTGCGCGAATAATTGCTGATGTTTGCGGATGTCGTTTTCCTGGTCCCAGCCGTAATCTCTTGTCTGGATATTGATTCCGGTCTGCTTCCCGGTGAATATCTCCTGCGCATGGCTCGTGTCGATGAACTGTGCAGCGGTGATTACAGCGGCCAGCGCGGCCCCCCATGGACCAGCAGCAGATAGCCCTGCAGATAGCCCTGACGTAGTTTCTGCACCAATCCCAGACACAACGGTTGTTGTTCCTGATGTGCTTGCAGCCTCGGCCGCCAAGCTTGCCTTTATTGCTGCCAGCGCTTGAGCTGTCTGATATGATTCGTAAAGCCCCGTAACACCGTTATATAACGAATAAGCACTCAGACCACCCTGTAGTGCCGTCCCCCAGTTTGCATCACCACTGGCAATCTGTTGATATGTATTATACAGACCATACGCGCCACCGACGGCACCGAGCGCTGAACCACCAACACTGGTGATCGCTGTCGGGCCTGTGTTGGGGCCGCCGTTTATCGCTGTGGTAATTCCTGTTGTGATTTTCTGGGCCGCACCTGTCCCCCCGATCTTATTTGCAGCTGCAGATGCGAGCGAACCAACCGCTGAACTGCTCCCTCCACCTGATCCTCCGCCGCTATTACTCAGTGCGCTGACAATTCCACCGACAATTCCATCGAATCCTGACCCGCCTGAACCAGAAAAAACGCTGGCGATCTCAGATGCTGCCCACTGGAAAATAAGGTCTGCTATCCAATCCGTGAAAGCCTTGAGCATCCGGTTGAGCATCGAGTCCCAAACGTCGCCAAGAGATTCGAAGTCACCGGTAAAAATATCGTATACCCCATCACGCCAGCCGTCTCGAAGCGCTCCGAACACCTCAAACCCAACCTGCCCCATGGTGGCCATGTCATCCTGCATCGAGATTGCGCCAGCACTAAAACCATCAAAGAAATCGTTGCCAGCCTTGGCGGCTTCAACCATAGCTGCGCGCTGTTCTTTGAGCGATTCTTTTGAGTTGTAAACAGCCTCCCTGAGATTCTCTTCAGTCATTGCGCCGGATTCATTCACGGCATTAAGCGCGGCTTGCTCGTCTTGCGCTTCTTGCAGCCTCTGCGCTTTTTCTTCGAGCAGATCGTTAATAGCTTTTAAGTCTTTAGCATCTCTTGCGCCCGACTTGGCACCGTTTTTGGAAACCTCAGCAGTATATTGTGACACCGCTTCACGCGCCGCGTCGTATTGCCTTTTTGCTTCTGCTACTTTGCCATTGCTTTCCTGTAGCCGAGTCTGAAATGCGGTTACAGCCTCCATCCCATCTGAAAACCTTTGGTCAAGGCCCACCATGACCGCACTATATTCGTCAAGCCCTGTAGTTGCATACTCCTTGTTGAGGTCTCGCATACCGTCGGCAGCGTCTTGAGCTGAATTTATCCAATCCGCTGTGGCCTGGCTGCCATCTTTTGAGGCGTCGATGTAATTCCGCATCGACGCCAGTATTTCCTGGAGCGCTGCGTTTTGTTCTGTCCTGATCGCTGTCGCGGCAGCTTTTACATTTGTTGTTAGTTTTTTATGGGATGCGCCCGCCTTGGTGCTGGCTTCTTCAAGCTTCCCCATATCATTAGATGCGGAAACATTAGACGATCCTAAATCATCAACAGAAACCACCAAATTATTAATATCAAACCCGACACCAGAAAGGCCGCCCAAGTAATCATTAACACTCTGAGTTGTGGCAATCTGGTTGTTTACCTTTTCAAGAGACTGCTCTAAATATGCAGCGCCACCGGTAGCGGCAACGTTAAGGATTGACCCGAAGTCTGTTATCTTCCCTCCAGCAGAGCTGATCTGCGACTCAAGTTCAGCAGCTTTTTTCTTGAGAGACTCAAGGTCATCTTTTGCAGGTGTAAGCCATGCCCCTGTGTTCCAATCTCTTTTACCGGTGACGACGTCCCACATATTTTGCGAAGCATCGCCAAACTCACGAGATGTTGAAACCAAGGATCCTAGGTTGAGGTTGTATTGTTTAAGCTGCGAGTTGATTGTAGCCAGAGCAGCAGTTAAAGCAGCAGCCTGCGGACCACCTACAAGCAGCGCAGTCCCAATTATACCCCAGTCGCCCGATTCAAAACCAAGAAGATTACCGACTTCACCTGCCACGTTAGCAATTGGCACTACTATTCCGGCAATTTCTTCGGCAGCTTTAATGGCACCTGCCGCCATGTCTGAAAAGGTTGTAACAAGGCCGTCTCTGTTTGTTTCTAACTTTACAGCGAGATCGTCAAGGGCAGATCCGAGTGAGCGCGTTGCATCGCTTTGCTGATTAACTTGGTCGATCAGGTCCTTACCAGCATTCTTTAGGTGCGCCATCGACTGGGCGACCGTCTTCGGCATGCTCTCGGCTTCTTCTTTCAGCTTCTCTGCTGACGCTGCGAATGCGTTGTAAATTACCGCTGTGGTAAGTTTTCCCTCTTTGGCCCAGTTGCGTAACTCGCCTATGTCTATTTGCAAGTAATCTGTCAAAACCTTGACAGCCCTGGCGTTTGATTCCATTACGGATCTGAACTCATCCCCGCCTAACCGATTACTAGCCAGGGCCTGGCCGAACTGGATTGCAAACGCGGCAGCCTCTTCCGTAGACTGTCCGGCGACAACCATGCTTCGCGAAATAGCGTCGGTGAACTCTAAGGTTTGCTTTTGGGTAATGTTGAATCGTTCTGTTGAGCGGGCGACTCGGGCGAAGAGATCTGCTTGTGCCTCGTATGATGTGCGGACGTTGTTTGCGCTGGTGTAAAGAGCGGCCTGTACAGCCTCTAATTCTTCTGTGGATTCTGTAACGAGTTGGAGCTTGCCACGGAGTAGCGTGTAGGTATCTGCTATTTCGAGTATTTCACGAGCGGCACCGGCTGCGAAAACCCCGGCGAATGCGGTGCGAAGTCCAGAAAAAGAACGGGTTAACTTTTCAGTTCCCCTGGATACTTCCGACTCTGTTTTAGACCAAGCGCGGGTAAAATCTGAAGTATCGCCGCCGATGGTAATTACGATATCCGATCTACCCGCCATTGGTTATTTCCTTGTAGATTACTTCAATTTGTAAAATTCGGTCAAAATCCTCTCGGCATCCGCCAGCCGCACCGATTGCAGCCTCAATACTGGCGATTGCCAACTGACCGGTGTTCGGATCTCTCCCGGTTGTGTGTGCGTATTGCCATGCGAGCCAGGCCATTTCATTAACCGGGGCAATCTCTTCCGGCTTTGGGCAAGTGTCGCATGGGACCGGCTCTTCATCTTCTCGGCAGCCGTCTATACACTGTCTGCAACTCTTAACTCTTCCTGGGGTGAGGTACCACTCACACCAGGCTCGGAGTTTTTTTCGGCTTCCTCCTCACGCTTGGAAAATGCCACTTCAGCAGCGCCTATACACAGCCAGGCCAACTCCCGGTCATATTCATAGGCCATGCGCTTATTTGATTCGTTGCAGGCGAGGACCTCTCCAGTGTCCATGTCGGTAACAGGAGATCCATCTGAACTCTCCCACGATGTTACCATTTTGCAAAAAAGTTCAGACATGAATTTCTCACGGTTTAGCTCTCCGCTTGCCTCCCCGCCCCTTCCTATAACTTTGGTGTGGCTGTCCCGGATTGCGGCTTTTTCGCTGGCCGAAATTTGGGTGACATGCAGACGTAACCCGCCTGCGTCCACGACAATATTGGTCGCTCGACTTGTCCTAATCTTAAAACCCATAATATCTCCTGTGGCGGTGGTTAAAATGCCCGTCAGCCCTCCACCGCCAAGGCGGAGAGCATCGGGGCAAGCAAAATTATCTGAATGTGATGGTGAGCGAATCCTCGCCGACTGTGGCAAGCGCCTTGAGCCCGATTGCTGATTCAACGGTGGGGTCAGCATTTGTAAGCTTTGGAAATTCAAGCTCGGTGCGAGGCATGTTGATCTCACATATTGATCCGGCCACGTTGCCAACAATCAACGAAACATCTGCTGCCGTGTTGGTATCGCCGAAGTAAAAATCCTCAAGGTCAGCCTGGCGCAGGACCTTTGTCGCCGTTCCGTTGATATCACGCTTTGTCCCGGCATACTCAACCGGGTATGCGTCCTCTGTGATTTCTTCGATGTAGCTGATCGGATCTGTGATATCGAGCGAAAATCCTTTGAGCACTTTGTTCACAGAGTCAAAAACCAGATATGCTTTCCGCATTTCAAGCGGTGTCCCGACTTTCGTCCCGGTTGGCAGCCATGGCCGGCAGGTGGCACCGTCAGTTAAGCCGTGCTCAAGCCCGGTTGTCAGTGTCAATTCGTCGGCGTCGTAATCAACAGACTCGATAATGTAACCTGTCGTGTTGTCGTAAACCGTTTCAGTGGTGTCGACAAACTCAACAAGAGATCCGGCTTTATACCGTTTAGCGGTTCCTGTAGCCAGGGTGATAACGTCGTCTGCAATGGTGTGTGCCCCAGACGTTAACGCTGTTCCGCACCATCCCAGCTCTGCGAATTGGCCGGAGAATGTTACCATGGCTCCACCAGCTCCAGTCTCGACAACCGGCTTCATGCTGGTTACAACACAGCCCCTGGCCCAGAGTAAAGAATCGTCAATTTTCCTATAAAGAGTGAAACTCGATTTATCAACGGTCTGCGAGTAAACAACCGATACCCCGGAATTTACCGTTTTTGCGCCCATCAACGAAGTAAACAGTGCATCACCGTCAGGGGCAACGCCGAGTGATCCGGATGGACGAAGATACATGGGGATGGTGAACTCGCCGGGATTCCACCGGCCCTGAAAACGCTCGGTAACATCTCTGGAGTCAATAATCTCCTCGGAGTCGGCAAAGTTAGGGCTCTGCGAGATATCGACATATCCGGCTGGGACAAGAAACGCGCCTGCTACAGGTGCCTGTCTAGTTCCGGCTGTGGTTTCTATAACCGCGAATACTTCCTGCGCCCTGGGATTTTGAATAGTGGTAGCCATGATTCACCTCGTTATAAAGGGCTTCCCGGGGCTCCGGGAGTGGTTAAAACGTATACAGTATAGTTCAGGGCGATTGACCCGAACTCCTTCTCAGCCTCGTTTGACAATACCTTCTCAGTCTCTGACAAATCTGTACCGCGCGAAATACCGCTCAAATACGGATCTGCCGCAATAGCCGTCTCGATGAGAACCGCCATATTATCAAGTGCTTTGTCAACATCAGTAGATGATTTGACACGACCCTCAATAATACAATTGACCTCTCTCTGTTGCGTCTGCATGTCTGGCCGCAAGTCGCAAGCTTCTTTCTGCGTGTAGACGCAAATGCAATCAACACCTGTCGGATATACCCGCCCAGGATAAACAGGGACAGATACCGCAGCGTTCAGTATCGCCACAACCTTATCCCTAACCTGTGTCCTGACGTGGCTCATGTCCGTAATACCAACCTTGTCATGCCCGTTCCGTCCGGCTGCGGGTAAACTATGGTGTAGGTAACACCGCCAATCACCGCAGTATCTCCGATTTCAACTGATACTACATCTGCAGTGGCGCAATCAAATACCGGCTTGAACCCGGTTGCCACTCCGGAAACATAGTTCTTGCTTCCCTGCAACAAACTCATGGGCGTGTCAATCTCAACCCAATCCTGAGACAGGATGCCTAAGACTTCGCCGTTGTTGATTGTGGCTACAACGGCGAAGTCATTCTCATCAAAGAAGGTTGTTACATCTTCCATTAACCGTAATATTCCATAGCAACGGTGAACTTTCCTGCTGTCAATGCTGCAACCGCTACCGTAAGAGTCATGCCGGTCCCGGTGGTGGCAACCTTTATTGACGTGGCCGCAGTGTTAACCGGCACAGTATCAAGCAGGGCATTACTGGAAAAGCTGCCAACCGCAGTGGCCGTAAGAACGTCAGCGGCACCTACGATCTTAAGCGCTAGAGTGGCAGAACCATCACTGGTCACGGCTGTGTTGATATGTACCTTGCCGGTAGTTACAATGGCACCAGCCGGCAGGCTATCACCACGAAGGGCAATAGCACCGACAGCGCCACCATCACGGGAAAAATCGTACTCGAAATATGCTACTTTTTTGACTGGTTCAAGTCCTTTCCTGATCATGACTTACGCTCCTGCGTTTTTGACCATCTCTTTCGAGCTGATTGCTTTTGCTACCGCGTCGATGCGGACTTTGTACTCTACACCGTCAACGTCCCATCCCTTCTTTTGCTCCATATACGGGGTACGGTTCCCGTTCAGGAAGAACAGTCGGACGTTCCGTCGTTTATTGGCGCTCATGAAGTAGTATGCCGTGGTGCTGGACGCATCCAACCTGGCATCGTAAACGCGGATATACTTATCCCCGCCATACGGGTTGGTGCGGGTGGTTGCTGTATCTGCAACTGCGAAGTTGTTCGAGTTGAAGAAGATTTCAGCAGCGCCCTTGATCGTCCACGGTGCGACAAAATACCGCAGCTTGACGTTGAGCAACTGTTTTGATTTGATGTTTTTCTGAAGGCCAGCAAGTTTCTCGGCCTCGGCCAGGGTAACCTCACTGACGACAGCTGCAGTCCCAAGGTTGGCATGGGTAGCATGGAACAGCGCCACACCATCAGCCATTGCAGAGTTCGCCGTCAGCACACCATAGGCCAAATCGCCTATCTTGCGAGAACAGGACTCGCCCATGGTCATATGGGTATCAACCAACGCCCCGAGATCATCATTGATGATAACGGTTCGGGTGATTGCAGCCAGCTTGCCATAGGTTGCGATCTGGAAAGTCTCAGCCTTGTCAATACGCTCCCCGTATTTATAGCCGGTGTCGTTGACAATCTGGTCCAGGTCGTCGAACTCGCTGACCGAGGCGATTGTGTTGGTTTTGAAATCAGAAACACTGCCGGTTCCGTCTGCCCAGATTTCCCATGTCTCCTCGGCCTTGTTCCAGCCCTCAAACAGCGACTTGTTGGCCACGTTTGACATCAGGGTTGGAAGATCACTTGCAACCATGGCCCGACCTACCATCTTCAGCGGATTCCCACCGATAGACTGGCCAGCTTTGCGCAGGCACTCTCTAGCAACTTCCTTCAGGCTGTAGCCGATAAATTCGTGGCCAGCACGTCTCGCCTCGTCCTCTTTCCATCCGACTGAGGTGATAGCGTTTGATACTCCACGCTCGCCATCAAGCGGTAGGCCTGCCCGGATGAATAAACCAACGCCTGCGGCTGTTCGGAACTTATCAAGTTCGTCGACTCCGGTTTCAATGCGTCCTGAAGGTGAAAAACCTGGGCTGGTCTTTTCAGATCGTGCCTGGATCTCGTCAAGCACTGCTGCCCTGGCGCTATCGATGGTCACACCCGGGGTCGAAAGTATGGCAGATCGTTTCTCAACTGCAATCCCGTGCCGTTCGCATAGGTCGGTGATCTCTGTTGCCAGTTTAAAGCCTTCGGCGCGAATTGCGCCCTCGTCAACTACGGGCTCACTGCGGATCGGATCAGGGGCTGCAACGGGAGTAACCCCGGTGTCCCCGGTTTTCTTGTCAGCCATAGGTTTCTCCAATTGCTGAATTTTAGTAGATTGCGCCTCACTGCGCATTTTTGCCAACTCATCCGCGCCAATCGGCGTGGTACTTCCTTCTTTCGGTTTCCACTTGGTCACGACTCTTACCGGCCCAACAAAAGTGCGACCTTCAACAACCGCTGTTTGGCCTTCAGGGACAACGATGGGCTCGCCGACGTCGACTCGTCCGACACTTACATCGGTGATATGCCGCTCTTCTACCTTGAGCCAGATATCGTTTACCTCTTCTGACCGTGAGAAATGGAAATCTCCGACCAGAGTGTCGCCGGCTACTCTAAGATTGCGAACAGACCCAATAACAGAACTGGAATCACGACGGCTGTGGTTATCGAGTAGCGGTACCTGGGAGTTTTTTGGAATCTGCGCACCGCTCATCAGGAGAACTGTTGGCAGCACCTCCCATGTGCGATAGTCCATCTCCATCACGGGATTCTCGCTCGCAAGGATTCCGCTGACAGTACGTTTTTCGCTATCCACGGTACCCATAGGGGCGGCACGATATAACATCTCAATCATTTCTTTTTCCCTCCCGCCACTACAGCCGGATTGGTTTGTAACGCTTTGCTTGTTGCTAACATATCAAGGCCACGCTCAACCCGCATTTCCTTGAACTCTTTGGCCTCATTCAATACTTCCTCAGCGTCTCGTCCACGGGCGGCAATGATCTCCTGCGGGCTGAACAGCAGGTTATCAACCAGGTCGATGTGGCCACGGCTCTCACGCAAGAGATCAAGCGGCTCGACCCCCGGTGGCTGCCATACTCCGGCTTGCCAATGGCGTGGATCGTCCAGGTAACCAGGCATATCGACTTTCCCGCTCAGGTAAAGAGCATCAAAAAAACCTCTATTTACCTGTGTTCCGAACTGGCGGCAATGCCTTTTAATTACTGGGCGGTTGAACTTGGCAAAATCGTTGCGGACAGTTCGCATCGTGTTGTAATTAAGTCCGCCATAATCACCTGAAAGCATCTCATATGGGACATTAACGCTGATTGCGAGCATTTGGAGCAGCAGTTTAGTCGTCGGTGTAAAAGTTTCACCTGGAACGTCGGCAGTGTTTATATTTACCTTTTCCCCAGCCTTCAGGAACTCGATAATTGCGTTGTCAAGGGTGAGGGTGCTGTCCTCATTGGTTCCTTTCTTCCACGTCGCGGCATCGTCGGTCTCAACAAACGCCAACCATTTAGCAGCCATCTTAGCGCGATCTATATTCGCTCCTAAGTACTCCTGGAGATCGTCAGCAAGAAGAATCGCCGGGGTGAAAGGTGTTACCCCACGCAACTGCCCAGGCTGAAGCAGCTTAAACCCATGGATTACATCAGCAGCAAGTATACGCTTGGCTTTATTTGTTCCTGACCACTTATTGAGCCCATCGGGGACCATAAAATGATATGCGACGACGCGCCCGGTCCTGCGGTTAAACTCAACACCCTGGTCAAGCAACGTGTCACGGTCGGTAGCCTTGCTGTAATCGCTATTTAGCCAGTCTGATTGATACATTTGGAGCGTATATGGCAAGTATAAGCCTGGGGTTTTGTCCCATACCTTGACAATTATGCTCTCGCCGGCCATTACATCCTGACGCTTCCAGACCTGCTCAATCTCGTGATAGTGTGATTTCCCGGCAGCATCCGCCTCGTCCATCCACCACTTGCGAGCGTCCTCAATCTGCTGTCGAGCGCGTTTATCTGGCTCAAGCTTTCCGCCCTTACCGGTGCCACGCATCACTTGCGATTGAAACGTGATACCCTCGCCGACGGTGAAATCGACCAGGTTATTTACCGCACGAGCAAAATAAGCAAAATCGTTGACGAGCTGTGCTGTTCGGTTACGAATTACCTCGCTGCCGCTGCGGATCAATGAATTTATATCAGTGTCGATTGGCCGCCAATCGCCAGACGCACGAAGGTTTTTAGCTGCTGCAAACTGGCGAATCTGGTCGACCTTAATCCGATCAGCAAGCCTCTTGGCCTCAACACCTGGAGCAAACACACCGATAGCCCTGTCGAGCCAATTAAGCATATCGTCTCCCAGGTTTAGCGAGGATTCGTTTGCAAGCTGATCCGGTAACATTGGATCTTTCTTCTTGTAATTCCTTCAAGTAAGTTCGGAGTGATTCAAGATCGACGCGCTGTGATTCGCGCCCGGTTGTGCTACTGGAAATTGAGTACTTCTGGCTCTGCAAAGTACGCCGTATTGACGCCTGGACAAGAGCAATTTCAGCGGTATACTCTTCTGCAGTCTCGAAATACATTTACCACCTTTTGCGTCGTGGGGGTGGAGCGTGTCGAACACGCGGGGCTATCTCTTCTTGCCTTTTATTCTCGCGCAGGCCCATGATCTCTATTGCGGCAAGACCATACACGCTTAAATCCCAATCATGATTTGCTTTTCCATCAGGACATTGCCAGTAACCACGCTCGTCCTGGTACTCAGCACACATCTGCGTGGCATAATCGCTGGTAATGTCAGCATGTAGTGTAATTCCCCCGGGATCGCCAAGCTCAATGTTAAGTTTTGCAGATAATTCAGATTTATACAGTGTTACGTTTAGTTTGTAAAGTAATAATCCACCCGGAATAGCAATTTTTTTGCCGGTACGTCTGGAGGGCATGTACTCAAGCCTGGTTACATCCCATGGGCTTGCCTGCTTCTGTACCCCTTTTAATGGCGAAAATAGTGGATTTTTCTTGCAAAAAACGTAGACTTCCTGCGTTCTTGTATGCTTAGGGTGGTTTGGATTTGTGCCACCGCCTGAGTCAATCCACCCTGAAATAACTCTGTGCTTCATTCCGTTGGCATCGAGCCAATCCTTGCCAGAGATACCAACAAGATGCTGGAATTTTTCGACAAACCCTCGATCTATAACGGTTGTCCTCAGATCAGAACCCCAACCACACGCCCAAACTTGATACCTGAATCCATATCTCTGAGTATCAACGAGCATTACCAAACACTGTGTGTCAACCGGGACCACACCCCGCGGTTGGTGCGGATCAATCAGCCTGAGTATGTAGTCCTCTGCACGGTCCGCCTGCTCATGGTGGTCGTCATCGGCTTCAATACCGTTGTGCCATGCTATTCTATCCGTTACCACCCCGGCGTCTTTCTTCAGTTTGTATGTGGCTATCTCCCGTAAAGTGACATCAGAGCATTCCCACGCCCGGTGGATAAATCCAACTGTAGCCGGCCTTTCAACGTCATCACCCTTTACAGCAAACCAATCAGCTTTTTTTATAGCCAACATCCTATCAATTTCATCCCATATCGTCCCGCACTCGTTGCAAGCATATCCGATATCAGATGTCGATATCGATTCGACTGTGGAGCCTTCAGGTATTTCAAGGTGGTCCTCATCCATTTTTATCATTGTGCTGCAGTGGGGGCATTTGACTCGGTTTTCCCACACCTGCTGACATGACTCGACTCCTGGCCTAATAAATTTACCAGCGGGGGTGGAGCAAAAAAAGTTCTTCGACCTGCCCAAGAATGTACGGGAGCGCTTACGAATCATGGTGATAGGATCGGTTTCCTTGCCAACCTGCGACGCGTACTTGTCAACCTCATCGCCGAAACATGCCTGGGCCGACCACGTTGCCATTGATTGTGGAGATCCTGACCACGCCGGGCGAATAACCTTGCCATTGTTAAGCTTTATCCGAGAAAGTGCAGTGTCGTCCTTCCTGGATGACAGTAACCGCTTTAGTCGTGGCGTGTTCCTAAACATAGGGATCATTTTTTGGTCAATTATGTTCTTTGCCGATTCTTCGGACGGCATGAGACAGAAAATGTCACCATTAAGGATATCCGCGCTCCACCCCAAACAATTATTAAGCGTCATGGTCTTTCCGGACTGATCAACCCCGCAAAACCAGACTTCCCTGGTCCATGGTTGTGTAAACGTGTCCATAATCTTGAGAGTGTGCGCAGCATATTCCTTCCGCCACGGGCCCACATGCGCACCATCGGTAACCTGCCGGTAACGAATTGCCCAATCAGATCCTGGTATTCGTGGAGCAATTTTGACAAACTTTCGGATCTTAGCCGGTATTTTTACCACATCCATACGCTCAGACGTTACCGATTTCCCGGAAAGTTGAGCCTTTACCGCTGCGGGAAGTACTGAAAGCAGTTCAATCGTCTTCGTCGTCATCGTCAGGCCCGGTGTACACGTCATAAATTGCGTTATCTATCTGGATCCCAGCCAGATCGTTGAACGATGGGACAACCACAGCATCAACGATCAGCTCTGATGTCATGGCTGCAAGGGACCTGTCGCCACGGCAGACATCAACCACATCGTCACCGGCAATAACCGAATAATGCTGCAAGTTTTCCTTGAGCACGGCAAGCAGCGTCGCGATAGCTGAACAATGGTCGAGATGCTTGACCCATCGCCGGTCCTCGTTTCGGTCTGCCTTCTCTAGCTTGGCAACCTTTAATTCAAGTTCCCTCAGTTCCAGCTCGTTCTTACTGCGCTGTGTATCGTCGTCAGCAGATCCACGTTGCTGGCCGCTGGCAAGGCCTCGAAGGTGGCGGATATAATTCACCCGGCTAGCATCAATGTCGTAGCCACCATTGCCCTTACTAGGCGGGAGTATGCCGTCCCTGAGAAGATCACGGACTCGCCTGGTCGACAAGTCAAGGTGCGCTGCTAATTCAATTTGTGTAGCCATTTACCTCCTGGAAGCGGAACGCGTCGAAGTTTTTCGTTGTATTGACGTTTTTGTCGAGGCGCGAAACACC